GATAAGTCCGCCGATCGACCCCCCCCCCGGTCGATTTATTTGACGGGCGGCGACGGTGGCAGGTAAACACAGATCGACGGACACCCCCCGTACCCCACAAGGAGTTATATGAGCGACGCCCAAAAATCTGAAAATCCATTCGTCGACTTCATCAAGAAGTACAGAACCGACCCAGTTCTCTTTGTCCGCGAAGTCTTCAAAGCCGAGCCTGACGAGTGGCAGTCTCAGTTCCTTGAGGCGATACGCGATAACAACCGACGCATATCCGTCCGCTCGGGTCACGGTGTGGGCAAATCCACTGCTGCATCATGGGCGATGCTCTGGTATCTGCTGACGCGCTATCCCGTTAAGGTCGTCGTCACGGCCCCAACGTCTAGCCAGCTATTTGACGCCTTGTTTGCTGAGATTAAGCGTTGGGTGAAAGAGATGCCGAAAGCGCTGCAAGAGTTGCTTGAGGTGAAGTCTGATCGGATTGAGTTACGACCGTCCCCTACCGAGGCGTTTATTTCAGCCAGAACGTCACGCGCCGAACAGCCTGAAGCCTTGCAGGGTATCCACTCAGATCACGTCATGCTGGTTGCCGACGAAGCATCCGGTGTTCCTGAAGCCGTTTTTGAAGCAGCAGCCGGTTCTATGTCTGGGCATGAGGCGGTGACCATTTTGCTCGGGAACCCAGTTCGCGGGACAGGGTACTTCTATGAGACGCACAATCGCTTGCGCGATGAGTGGTTCACGCTGCATGTGAACTGCGAGAAGAGTAAGCGCGTCTCCAAGGAGTTCGTCCGCGAGATGGCAATTAAGTACGGAGAAGAGAGCAACGCGTACCGTGTTCGTGTTCTGGGCGAGTTCCCGATGGCGGATGACGACACCATGATTCCGTTTTCCGTTGTTGAGCAAGCGATGACCCGTGATATCGAAGTCGATCAGTTCTCGACGATGACCTATGGCGTTGACGTCGCGCGCTTCGGTTCCGATAAATCCGCCTTAGCGAAGAAGAAGGGCAACGTCATCACCGAGGTGAAGAAGTGGCGTGGGATGGATTTGATGCAGCTGGTCGGTGCGATCAAGAGCGAATACGACGCGGAAGAGATGCACGATCGCCCGCTGTCGATTTATGTGGACTCGATTGGTCTTGGATCGGGTGTCGTCGATCGACTGCGCGAACTCGGTCTCCCGGCTGTCGGGATTAACGTCTCCGAGACCCCAGCGATGAAGTCGTCGTATGTGAATCTGCGTGCGGAGTTGTGGGGGAAGATGAAGCATTGGCTCGAACAGCGGAACTGCGCGATCCCGAAGGACGATGATTTGTTGTCCGATTTGACGGCTCCGCGTTATAGTTTCAACAGTTCTGGACGCTTACGCGTCGAATCGAAGGACGAGATGAAGAAGCGCGGTCTCGCATCGCCCGACATGGCGGATGCGTGTATACTGACATTGGCTGGTGATGCAGCTGTTGGAATTTACGGTTCTGCGTCGGGATCGACGTGGACGAAGCCACTAAGACGATTGCTTAAGGGAGTTGTTTAGATGCCGAATGTAGCAGGAAAGAAATATCCGTACACCAAGGCTGGCATGGCCGCCGCTAAGAAGGCGAAAGACAAGCAGAAGAAGATGGTCGCCAAGCGTTCATCGAAGAAAGGTAAGAAGTAGTGGCTGGCGGTCTTTACGCGAACATCCACGCAAAACGCAAGCGAATTAAAGCGGGAGCGAAAGAGCGCATGGCGCGTCCCGGCGAAGCGGGCTATCCGTCTTCAAAGGCGTTTAAGGCGGCTGCGAAGACAGTGAAGAAAAAGCCAAAGGCGAAGAAGTAGTGGCTAAACCGGCGAAAGGTAAAGCGAAGGTCAAAGTGACCTCAACAGGCAAACGCGTGTCATACGGCGCGAAGGGTGCGAAAGTTGCGCCGGGTACGCCAAAGGGTGACGCTTACTGCGCGAGAAGCTACGCGCAGATGAAGCAATACCCGAAAGCCGCGAAAGACCCTAATTCTCCACTGCGTCTGTCGCGTAAGCGTTGGGCGTGTTCAGGCAAGAAGAGTGTGAAGAAGTAATGGCACAGGCAGGCAACTTGCGCCGTCAGGCGAGAACAAATTTACAAGAAGGAAGAATTAATAATCCTTTAGGTACATATGCTCAAGGTCTGCTAGAGATTCCTCAAACCGCGATGCAATATGTTTCTAGTTCAACACCGTCATCGCTTTTGGCTGATGCCCAAGACTTTGCGATTGAGAACGTCGCGGGGATGTACGATCAGGCGGTCAACGAGCCTGTTGATTTTGCGCTTGATATGTTACCGATCACGGGCGAAATCAGAGCATTTAATGAGGCGCAAGAATTAAGGCGTCAATCAGAACAAGCACTGCAAAACGGAAACACCGAGGAGGCGAGCGCACTTGCTCAATTAGCAACAGTTACGATGTCTGGAGCAATCCCGCTATTAGGGATGTTCCGACGCATGACTCGGATGGGAGTCAGACCGGAATATGAAGTCAAAGACGATGGAGTCTATTTACGAGTCCGAGCCAAAGGGGAAGGATCTGATACCGCCTCTGGAGCCGATGGCGACCAGTCACGAGGAAGTGATGATGGAGGCCCGACGCCATTTACGGAAACTGAATTACGAGAAGTTTTTGAAAACCCAGAACTCAACTTTGCGTACCAACTCGCAGACAGAGAAGCCGTAAAGCGAACTGGTCAACCATATGACCAAACTTTAACTAAAAATATGCCTGAGTCGAACATTATTAAACAATCCGCGATCGGGCAGACGTTTCTTATCGCGACTCAAGGCGATCCGCGTTATGGACAGTTTGTTTTCGAGGAATATAAACGCAAGTTTCCAGAGATCGTTGAGGAGACAGGCGCTAAGAATTATGACGAGTTTGTGGCCGCTTCTTACGGACAGTTGGGTCAGGAGGTTGTGGAGCAGTTCGACGAATTATCCAGAGCAGGGTTGCAAACGACTTTTCATCGAGGAGATCTGGACTACGCTGATAGCGACGCGATGCGCATGGATTTGTTTGGGAATATGAATCTTAATGTCTTCCGAGGCGGCGATCGCCATGATTTCTTAAATGAAGTTGACCCATTAACAGGCTTAAATACAAACGAAATGTTTAGGGCGGTCCACGATGTCGTTGGACATGGGACAGAGCCGAACAAGTTTGGTGCTATTGGCGAGGAAAAGGCGTTTGGTGTCCACTCTCAGACGCTATCCCCACTGGCGCGATTTGCTCTAGCATCAGAAACGCGTGGGCAAAATAGCGTAGTAAATTACACGCCACTGAATGCTAATGTCACTCTGAAAGTAGACCAGTTAAAAGATGAAGCTAGATTTGCGTCTCCAGAGCGTAAAGCCGAGATTCAAGCCGAAATAGAAGATATATATGCAAACGAGTTTCAGTACGCTCCTCAAAATGCTGTTTTATTACCGCCACAATACACTGATCCCATGTACAGAAATACTTACGGGCAGAGCGGACTTTTAGACGAGATTAGGCCGTTAGTAACTCCAAAAGAAGGAACCACATTTTCCACTCCGGCTGTCCATTTAAGTGCTAAAGGGTCGATCGGGAAAGAAGTGGGGCAGACGTATCAAACAGACCCAAGGGCATACGGTTCAGGGCATAAAGGCGCTGAAAGGTCGCGCATTGAGCCGAGCAGTGACACAGAACCTCGCACATTCTTCTACCTTGGCGATAACGAAAGCGTAACTGGAGAGCGGGTAGGAAATATCGGTCAACGTAAATATCGATATGGAGCTAATCTGACGGGGATGTATAGTTTAGATGACGACCCTATGTCATTTATCCCACTTGTTCGTTCGACTAAGAATTTGCCATCCTATGTAAATAGGACAAATCTTCTTGAGCAGTTGATAAAAGATTACGGTTATACGGGGTACGAAGGTATGCCATTAGAAGGGCAACGCGCCGGTCTGGTATTCTATCCACAGCCGGTTAGTTTATTAGAGGTCAGAGACTAGATGGAAGCAAAAACATCACCAATCGATCAAGTTGAAAGCGAACTCAAAGAGCGCGACTTAATCGAAAACCCCAATGAGATGGCGGAAACCGAGTTTCAGGGTATCGTCACCGGCGAAGTTCAGGACGCGATCGATTACATCGACAACAGCATCTCGCTTGATCGGAACACGGCTTCCGAATACTACCGAGGCGAACCGTTCGGCGACGAAGAGGAAGGACGTTCTAGCGTTGTATCGATGGATGTACGCGATACCGTCCAATCGATTCTGCCGTCATTGATGAAAGTGTTCACGTCTGGCGAGAAAGTCGTTGAGTTCATACCGACAGGCGCTGAAGACGTCGCAATGGCTGAACAGGCAACCGACTACATTAACCACGTCTTTATGCAGGAAAACAAAGGGTTCTCGCTGCTTTACAACGCGTTCAAGGATGCGTTGATCCGTAAGGCGGGTGTCATCAAGTTTTATTGGGACGAATCGAAAGAAGTTGTTACAGAAAGTTACACTGATCTCTCAAAAGAGGCTGTCAACCTGTTGATGCAGGACGAAGAAGTGTATGCATCTGCGCTGAAGGAGCGCCCAGTGGGTGAGCCGATCATGGTTCAGCCTGACATCATTGACCCGATGACCGGCGACATCGTGCAGCCAGCTGTTTTTGAGCAACCGATGGAGTACGACTTAGAACTGAAGCGCGAGATCAAGAAGGGTCGCATCAAGTGCGAAGCGTTACCGCCTGAAGAGTTCCTGATTGATCGTCGAGCGAAGTCGATGGAAGAGGCGACGATCGTTGCTCATCGTAAGATGGCGACCGTCTCTGAACTGGTTGCGATGGGATACGACTTCGACGAAGTGTTGAAGCACGCAGGCGAAGACTTCCAGTTCGACACGAACTCCGAGTTCTACACGCGGAATCCAGTTGCGACGCTGAAAGGAATGACGGCGAAGGACGACGCCAACAAGCGCGTTCTGTACATTGAGGCGTACATCAAGGCGGATTACGACGGCGATGGGATCGCGGAACTTCGCAAGGTCTGTTGTATGGGTGACGCGTATGAGGTCATGCGTAATGAGCCATTCGATCACATTCCGTTCGCATCATTCTGCCCAGACCCAGAGCCACATACGTTCTTTGGTCAGTCGTTAGCCGACATCACGATGGACATCCAGCGCATCAAGTCGGCAATTCTACGGAATCAGTTGGACTCACTGGCGCAAGCGATTCACCCACGGATGGCAGTTGTCGAAGGACAAGCCAATCTGGAAGACGTTCTGAACTCAGAAGTCGGCGGGATTATTCGGATGCGCGCCCCCGGCATGGTGCAGTCGCTGAATACGCAGTTCGTCGGACAACAAGCGTTCCCGATGATGGCGTACATGGATGAAGTGAAGCAGGCGCGTACCGGCATTAACAAAGCAGCATCTGGCTTAGATGCGGATGCGCTTCAGTCGACAACCAAGACAGCCGTCGCCGCGACAGTGACAGCTGCGCGTCAGCATGTGGAATTGATTGCCAGAATCTTCGCAGAAACGGGAATGGCGTCCTTGTTTAAGGGGTTGTTGAAGTTATCAATCCTGCATCAAGACCAGCCGAAGATGGTACGCCTCCGGGGTAGTTTCGTCCCAGTTGATCCGCGTGCATGGAACTCTAACTACGATGTCGTTGTGAATGTTGGTCTCGGCGGTGTTGATGACGACCAGAAGGTTCAGCTGTTGACGGCGATCGCGCAGAAGCAAGAGCAAATCATGCAGACGATGGGACCGGCGAATCCGTTAGTCACTCAGGCGCAGTATCGTCAGACGTTGGCGAAACTGATTGAGACGGCTGGCATGAAGGACACTGAATCGTACTTCATGGACCCGAATGGTCAGCAAGCGCAGGCAGTGATGATGCAAGCCGCGCAAGCGCCGAAGAAGCCTGATCCAGCTGAGTTGCTCGCACAAGTCGAAATCCAGAAGATTCAGCAGCAGATTGACGAGTCAACGCAGCGTCTGGTTCTTGAGCGCGAGAAGATGCTGATGGAAGACGATCGCAAGCGTGACGAGTTGGATGCGAAGATTTCGCTGGATGCGATTGAACTTCAAGCGAAGTACGGAACGCAGATCGACGTGGCTGAACTGAAGGCGCAAGTCGAGCGTGAAAAAATGGCGACGCGTGAGCGTGGCGCAACACTTAGACAGATGATGAACAACGCGCCAAGAGGTGACTAATGTTATTTACAAGACGGGACATTGAGCTTGGAGAACAGGCTCGATCCGTCGTAACGAACGAGACATACAAGCAGGCGTTCGCAGATTTGCGAACTTTGTATACCGAGTCTCTTATCAA